TCTGGCATTCACCACTTTCGAGGATGCATTCCGATTCAAGACACTTCTCGATGCTGAGATGCACCTTTCACCATATGTTCAGTTCGCATCTCGTTTCGAACTCGAGCACGCATGTAACGTATCAGGTTGTAAATGCCGTATCGTGAATGAAGGTGCTCTCGTGACACCCCCAACACAAACCATGAAGATTACCGACTGGGAACGTCGTAGCGCTTTACTTAATGGTAGGTGGTCTGTAAAAGAGAAGGATGATACCCCACCAGAGTGGCCTTAAAAAAATATACCACCACCACGGTTTGGGGTAATAGCTACAAACTTTATTTTAATATCAGGATGTCTTTCTAAAGCCCTCATAAGAAACCTGGCACGTTTATGTGTTTCGTCCAAATCTTTCTCTGTTTCAACTGGTACGAACCCCCTTACTTTTTTACCTAAAAATGTGAAAGGTCTCGGGGCTACCATTTTTCTATTGACCCACATCGACCCGTATGTATTTTCATTTTTTGCATTCACTTTGTTGCGTAGAAAGTTGGTAAGACCCTGTTTTGGTTTAATCGTAAAGTCTTCAGCCTTCGATAAAGTCGTTTTGTTATCGGGTGTAAACTTGTACACCTTTATCATTTCTAAACCTTTACTCAAAAGTTCCTTACGTTTTTTGAAACGGTTCATGATCATAACAGTTTTACCCCTGTTGTTTTTATATTTGTCTAAGAGTTTGGTTGACATCCGCGTTAGACTGTTGTTGGTTGGTGTGTTGTATAACAAGGCATCAATGTCGTTACTCATTTATATATATCAACATAATATATGAGTATTTACAGAAATAGAATGGTTCGTATAATGGGTAAAGACCTATTTTTACCCGTAAAATGTTATACACCTACCAAGGAACAATTCTATTCACTGCTGGGTGAATGTAAGTGTATGACAGAGTGCAAATTTAGTCGTAAATCACAACAGAAGAAAGACTGTCGCAACTCTCTACGGGTGAAAGACCAGCAATCTTAGTACTACATGGATGGTCATACATATCCACAACCGTCTCAAAAGACTTCCAACACTTATTACATCTCACTGTTCCATAACCTCTCATAAGCCTGTCATTAATATCATCCGTCTGATGACATCCCATGTGTGTGACAAGTTCTTCCATGGTATTAAAATTATTGCCACACAGTGCACACGAGCATGGAAAAATTTTATGAAAGCTTCGATGAATTACCTTTTTCACAAAAAGTGGCCATGGAAAACACATCTTACTTACCTAAGTGGTATAAAGTTTTAACTAGATTTAAGTTTATGACCTGTATGCAGTACATTGCATTTGATTTCGAGACCTCGGGTCTCCCGAAGGGTCGCAAACCCTTAACACCCGACACTATAGGACAATATGACACGTGTCGTGCTGTATCTCTCTCGGCTGCCCGATTTTCAAGTCGTGGTCGTTTGATGGATACATTTGATGCTATTATCCAACCATTGGATTTTGAGATTAGTCAAGGATCTATTGACGTACATGGTATCACTCGAGAACGTGCTATGCGTGATGGTCGACCGTTTACTGAGGTCTTTCTTGATTTCGTAAAGTTCATTGGTCCCCGTACAAGAACTTTTGTGGCTCATAATGCTCAGTTTGATGTGAGTGTCCTAAAGTCTGAGATGATTCGTAGTGGTATAAATTTAGGACTTATTGAGGATTTTAACTTCCGTTGCACTCTACAGATGTACAAAGAACGTTTCCTCAAGCCTATCAGACTTGGCGTTTTATACAGGGAAATTTTCGGTGAAGACTTTGAGAATGCACATAATTCACTTGCCGACTGTATTGCGTGTGGTCGTGTGTACCCCTATCTCATGGGTCATGAAAGGAAGTTGAAGCCCATAGGTGTCCCTAAGGTTATCATCGGTGCCTCATCCGTCGCGTCTGCGGTGGGTATTGGATTTAAGAAGATGCCGGAACTCGTTGAAGAGTTGTGGAAGAAGTACAGTCCTCAAACATTCGAAGGACAAACCAAGGATGACAAGGCTCTCGAAGTCATTAATTCCAGTGAGGCGACCAAAAAGATTCTCGTGGAAGCCGAGGGTTTCAAATCTGATAGTAGCACGGACGTGAATCAGAAGATTCGTGCACTCTATCATCAGATTGAGCATTCTAAATTGGAGCCCAAGGATATGTTCGTTGCGAAAGACCATATTCGGAAGACCCTCTTCACGAATCATGGTACCCGAAATGAGGATAAGACTGCTGACACTGACAGTGCAAACCTGGTTGAGGATGATACGTTCTACAAGTACGATGTTTGTACGATTGAGGGAACACTTTACCAGATTGTTGGGCGAGTTGACCGAATTCAACTGAACGAGGATGGGACGAGAACCCTGGTGGAGATTAAGAACCGGGCGAACAAATTGTTTGGACGGGTCCGAGACTATGAGAATCTCCAGTGTCAGACATATTTGCAAATGTTGAAGGATATTCAGTATTGTCGACTTATCGAACAGTACAACGATGAGAAGAAGGCGTACCTCATCGAAAAGGATACTGAAAAGTGGAAGAATGAAGTTGTACCCAAGCTAGAGAATTTCTGTGAGCACTTCCACAGTATGTTGAGCGAATCGGTTTAGAGTTTTAGCTATTTTAATGAATAATGTGGAGCGAGTTATTCTACACGAAGCAGATATGTGAAGATAGTCTTCATGACCTCACGGTCCTAAACTGTCTAAATATTATACTCACATCCATTACGATGTGTGTCATTCTTTTCAAATCACCAATTCATGTAGTGGACAACAGAGTTGATTTGAAGTAAAAAAATGTTTACGTATAATAAATGAATCCACTTGTACCAGCATTGGGTGGTATGATGTTATGTTCTATCTCAAGCTCGATAGCTATGATGATAGGTGGTGAAGAAACCCCAGATCCAGCTGCTGGTGCTGCTGGTGCTGGTGCTGGTGCTGCTGGTGCTGGTGCTGGTGCTGGTGCTGCTGGTGCTGGTGCTGGTGCTGGTGCTGGTGCTGGTACACCCTCATACCCAGATCACCCACTCCATGGCGACAAATTTTTAGTGAGAGCTACCCCGTTTGTGGTTGGGAACCCCTTACCTGCGATTATCCCTGATCCCTCTAATGGGAATTTATTGACATTTGACCAAAAAGAGATAAAAAGTGCTTCGTCTACAATGGTTTTTGAACCTGTAGAAAGTAAACCTAATACATATAGGTTGAAGCATAAGGCTACTGGTAAATATTGGGCTTATTGGAATGATGGTTTATGGGAGTGGACAACCACACCAACTGTCGAACATGATATTCTTTTGGAAGAAATGTCAGAAAACAATGGAAAGATGATGTATCGTCTTTCTAAAAATCCATCTGGTATTGCTACACTTTATTTTGGATATCTATATGACGGTAAGGGACACGCCAGTTTTAATCCAGAAGAGATCTCAGATGGTGGTCGTCTTTTTAAGGTTTTAGATGCTTAAGTTAAATAAAAAAAATGTTTACGTATAATAAAATGAATCCGATTGTACCAGTATTGGGTGGTATGATGTTGTGTTCTCTCTCAAGTTCAGTAGCTACGATGATGGGTAGTGAGGAGGAAATCCCAAACACAGGTGGTGGATCCTCGGTTGGACCCGACCCATCAGGAGCGGATGATACAGAATTTGTAAATGAATGTACTGAAGGGGATTGTCCTACACTCACAAATGCGGCTGGTTTAAAATTAGTTGTACAAGGTGATGGTAATTTAGTTCTTAATGACGCAGCTAGCCAACCTATATGGAATACAGGTACATATGGGCAAGGTGTTGCACCTTATAGGTTAGTGGTGCAAGGTGATGGTAATCTAGTTCTCTATGACGCAGCTAGCCAACCTATATGGAATACAGGTACATATGGGCAAGGTGTTGCACCTTATAGGTTAGTGTTACAGGACGACCGTAATTTAGTTCTTTATGACGCAAATGACCAACCCCTGTGGTCTACGAATACTCAGGTTTAAAACCTAAGTTAAACAAAAAAATGTAAAATGTATAGTAAGATGAGCCTGACCCCAATTAAATTACTGAAAAATAAGGCAAATCGTGACAGACTTCTCAAGATCAAAGACGAAACTCCTGAGATTGACAAGAATGATTACATTGAATCTCGGATTCTTACAAACAAGAAAGCCAGCAACCTCTTGGCTATAGAGGATGCTTCTGAAATCGCCAAGTATTACCTCCATAAGAAGGGTGTGTTTGAGAGAATTGCCAAAGATATCAAGAAGGAATCTGGGAAGAACTTCCGTTTCCTGTTCCGTAAGACATCTTCGATGGAAAAGCGACCCCTAGCTGCTAAGGGTCGTGATGGTACCGACTATATTCTCATGGAGCACTCGTTCCCTGACGGATCTGGGCATTACGGTATGACACGAGTTAATCACACTAATAAGACTGCACTGATTTATGACTCGATGAAAAACGAAGATTCTGATTTCGAGAGCCCATTAAAGTCCCTATTGGGTAAAGGATACAAAGTATCGAGTGGGACAATTCATGGATGCTACCCCCGCTTGAGGAACGCGACCAAGGTTGACTTGAATCCCCAACCCACTGGTGGATTTGTGTCGCAATCATTCAACGAGTTCAAGAATAAGAACTATGGAGGTGGTCGCGGGGGTGTTCCCAAGAAGCATATGGAAGAAGCATTCACGATTTCCCAATATGATGAACTTTCTCAGCATCACTTTTGCTACATGGAGTCGTTCCTCGCCTTGATGGTGAATCTTGGAATGGTAAAACCCGGTCCCCAAGATCCTCGTGAACGCCTTGAGTATGTCAAGAAGTTCATTTGGGGTGTGATTCATAAGTACGTTCCAAAGTCTAGCCGCGGCACAATTTATTGGAAGTATTTCGAGAAACACTTCCCATACATCTTGGAGACCATAGATTCCGATGGTAAACGTCTCCCTATGAGACGTGGTTTCATCCAGGTTCCACCCGCAAAGGGGTCTGTCAGGTTCAGATTGAAGAAGATGCGTTTACGCAATGACATTGACCAGACCTGGACTCTTAAAAAGATTGTTAATTGGTCGAGGGGTGTTCGCAAATGGATTGATCACTAAATAAAATATTGAAATATAATAAACCATGTCTACCGTAGCTGTAGCAGGTGTCGGCCTTATGGTCGTATGCTCTTCTTCATTTGCTGCCGTTATGTTGATGGGTGACAAGAAGGGGACACCTTCACCGAAGTATGATGATAACTCTTCTTCAGAAGAGGATGGGGACGAAGAAAATGAGGATGAAAACGACACCCCTACCCCTTCGACTCCATCCCCTACCCCTTCGACTCCATCCCCTACCCCTTCGACTCCATCCCCTACCCCTTCGACTCCATCCCCTACCCCTATAGACTGTGAAGGGAGTTGGTCTGCTAATTGGAGCAGCTGTTCTTCAACTTGTGAGGGAGGTCAGCAAACCAAGACGTGGACAACTACGACATGGCCACAACATGGTGGAAATCCGTGCCCCAGTCCTAGAACTTTATACCAAGATTGTGGTAGTGGTTCTTGTTCGGTCAATTGGAGTGGACCAGCTAATACATCTGGTACACCCGTATGGGAAGAGTTTTCTAACATGAAGTTTTATGGAACTAAATTAAGTAGTCACAGCAATACAGAACTAGCACAATGCAAACAAAAATGTATCGATAATACTGGTTGTGGGGGTATTACAACAAAGACTGGAAATAAGTGTCATCTTTATGGTGGAGATGCGATGCCTAATCCATCTCCAAGCTGGTTTACAAGCTACACATTAACAAGAGGATGAAATTCTCACTTATTAAGTAGAGTATAGACCTAAGTAATTATAAAAAACGTAAAACATAAGCAACATAAGATGGAGAAGCTCACGCATCTTATGCAACTTATAGATGCCAACTCGGGTGTTTTACCTGAGGGGGTCTACCTCGAAATGTGTAATGACATGAAAGAGGTCCACGAAAACATGAAGGAGGGGTGGGACCCTGAACAATATAGTTTTGATTCTGAACGTTATACGTATTTGGAGACTGAACTGCACAAACTCGTCGCACTTATGGAGAAGATCAAGAAGCGAGTGAAACGATACAAGTTGAGGAAGAGAATGTCAGCTAAAATGAAGAAAGAAGCCATCATGGAGTGGTC